CAGAATTGCCAGCGATGTAATAATGACCTGATTTTTTCCGATGACTTTTTTCACATTTATCTCCTCATTTCATTTTCATTATTCTAATTTTATTGATTGTGACTAATAAATGAAATTTAGAAGAATGTGCAAATGCCTGTAAATACAGTATTTTGGGCACTATTATATTAGGAAACAATATTTTTGTTTGTGACTAACGTGTGACTAACGATAACAGTCTAAAACTTCCGAAGTGATGCTAAATATGTTTAAAGATAAAACTCCCGGGGTTAATTCCCCGGGACAATCATTTAGAAATTCCTGTGATTCTGGTGAATGTTCCTTTTGGAACAAATTCAAAAACAAACCCTTCTGTCGGATGCGGGATCCGGATGAAGTACCATTTCAACCCTGAACTGTCGGTTTCTGTGTACTTCATTACCTCTACAACTGCACCTTTTTTCAGTTTTGGGAACATCTTTGACGGGCTGTTTTTGTTTGATTTTGTATAACATTTTGTGTCTTTTTTAATCTGCGCAATGTAGGCTCTAGTGTTCTGCTTTTTGGCCGTATCTGAAACTGGTGTTGCATTCTTCACTAAGTTATAGTTTGGAGTGCAGAATTTTGTTCCGGGAAGGTTGCTGTTATAGTAACTTTTTTGGCATACACCACCGCCATTTGCAATAATTGCAGAGCCACTAGAAGTGTTTCCTTCGACTGTCCAGAACCGATCTCCTGATACCTTTATTACGATTCCAGTGTGTGTAAATGTGCCATTTCGATAAAAAATAACAATATCTCCAACTTTTGGATTGCTGTTCAAAGTAAACAAATCTGCCATTGTCGGGCAGTAAACGTATGGCCAGTGTTTTAAAAGCTTCTTTGCTGTGTCTAAGCCGAATGCTTTCATCATGCACCACGAAACAAACGCTGCGCACCATGGCTGTCCTTGGTAATCCGGTTTAATATCTCGCCAGTATTTTGTGTAATTATTTTCTCCGGCATTTGCTGTCTTACTATCAAGCTGACTATTACTTGCCTTTTCAAGATATCCGGTTTCATTCTTTGCGATCTGGATTAATTTATCAATTGCGTTCATGCCTGTTTCCTCGCTTTCTGGAAAATATGTCTTTAATGCGTTATAAACAAATCTCTGCCTGTCCTTATATGTTCCTACCTGATTCCCTGTGTCCGTCTGGCAGGCTGTATAGAGATTATCGAGCGTATATGGTTTCTGAGTCTTTGCCAAAATTCTCGTTACCGCCCCTTGTCCGCCTTGGTGCCTAAAGTTCACACACATAGCTTGCGCTCTAGCATCCGTAACGCCCTGCTTAAGGGCTTCGTCTGCGTAGGTGGCTAATTGTTCATCCATAAGGCTATCTTGGCATTTAACGCCTAAATCGGACGAAATAAGAGCAACTATAGCATCTGCGAGCTGTGATACCCTGGAAATATTAAAACATTCCCAGTTTGCGGTCTGGACCTGCTCCAAAAGTCTGACCTTGTCTATCTTCTCCCACTGTTCCGGGTCAGCATCGTAAATTCGTTCCAGAAGTGTTTTTGCTTCGATTCCGTACCACTGACCTGCCCCGATTGTAATTGCGTGTTCTTCAGAAGAATTGGTGTAGGCTTCCGTAAAGTCCGAATAATCCTGCTGTCCATAAACCTGTCCACCGGTTTCAACTGCGTAAATAATCTTCCTAAGAACTACTTTTTGATTATTTGTCATACGAAAACCCTCCTAAATTTTGCCTGCACATATTGCGTTTACTGTGGTAAACTTGCTCTTTCCACTGTCCCATCTTCATTCAGTACGTAGCCATCCTTTTGAAGTCTTTCAATTACCTTCTTATTCCACAGCTCAGGAACATCTGTCCATTTTTTCAGCCCATTGATTACTCGTTCTTCGAAAAATTTAACCATTATTCTTACCTCCGATTGTTGCAACTAATGTAGCAAGTTCGTCAAGTGCCGAATCATGCGTTGATACAAGTTCAGCCAGACCGTCAATGCCATCACCATTAATTAGAATTTTACGATTAGATTCCGCATTAAGCATCTGCATCACAATGTCTAACTTTTCAGACATCTCATTCAGCCTGTTTGAAACTCGATTGATGGCTTTGTAGATGTTCACAATTTCTTTTTTATCCACAATTATCATCTCCTTTGATTAAAAATAGTACCGCAAATCCTTTTAACTGTCTTACGGCGGTAGATGGGATTTGCTAGGATTTTAGATACATAAGCAGGGGACAATGCCATAAGAGTTGCTGACGTCGTTGTAGTGCGAGTTTCCGCTTACGTCCACATGACAGAATTTTCTTTCACTGCCGGAGTAAGGCGAACGTTCCCAATAGTGGCCAGATACAAGGCTATCGTCAAAACGTGGTTTTTTATATCTATTAGCAGTCGCATTCTTAAAATACTGATATTGCTTTCCTTCGCCTGCGTAAGAATACGTTGCACTGCCAAAAATTTCAATTTCAGACAGTAAAAACGCATAATCATTTGAGATTTTAATCGTACTGCTTCGACTTCCTGCAGATGTCAACTTCTCGACCTGCTTCATCATATTTTGAATATAAGTAGGCAAACATTTCTTGTACACATTATTGCACCACGTACGTCTTACACAGCCTTCCCAACCACCACTATTTGTACTTGAACCGTTTATATAACCACATTCATGTGATGCATTATAGGAGGCGTTATATTCTGTCGTAGTGTCTAAATACAACATACGTTCTGTCTGAATTGTAATAGCAGCTTTAGTCTTGCCATTGATAGCAGTCACTAAGTCATCATGTTCGATTCCGATAATTACATAGGCATAATCATTCGCTCTGTGTGACTCACTTACGCCAGTTGCATCCATGGCATTGTGATGGATGGTTCTCTTGTCGCCGACCGCCCAATAGTCGCTAATGTTGATTTTGCCTGCGTAGTGCGCTTCAATCATCTTTTCAATCTCTGCGTCTGTTCCGTCGGCAAATGCGACAATCTTCAAATCCTCTGGTTCCCCAATCAGTCTGTTACCTGCATCGTAGTTATATATGCCATCGGTGTTGTATGGGAACAGTGTAAAGTAATATTGTTTGCCGTTTGTCAGCCCTGTAACTGTATAACCTGTGGTTTTGTATTTATCACGAACTGTGTTATCAACCACAAGTGTTCCATCATCTGGATTTGCGGGATAGCCCGTTTCTTTCATTACAAGTTTTGTACCAGCCCATGTAGAGAATGTTGAACCACTGATTACCGTGTTTTCTGGGTCTTGCCATTTAATTATAACCGATGCATTTGCATTCTCGATTGTTGGGTTGTTTACGGGTTTTGGGGTAACGGTTGCGCCACCGCCTTTTGCGTGGAGCGTTCCGTCTTCATCTATGAATGTTGTCTTGCCGTCAGGCTTAACCTTACCAAGAATTTCGATTGTAGCAATTGGGACAGTCGCATCACTTCCCTTGTCTCCTTTTGGCCCTTTGATGTTTACTGTCTCGGGATTGGCGATTCCATCTGTGTTGCTCCAGCTTATGTTTCCATCAGTGTCTACACTTGGAATGAATGTAGTGCCCTTTTCTCCTTGCGGTCCAGTATCTCCTTTTGCACCCGTATCGCCTCGCGGCCCAGTATCTCCTTTTGCGCCCGTATCGCCTTGCGGTCCGGTAATATTTACTGTCTGGGGGTTTTCAAGTCCCCCGTCATTACTCCAACTTATATTTCCTCTGCTGTCTACAACAGGAGTAAAGGTGATTCCTCGCACGCCAGCATCGCCTTGCTCGCCTTTTGGACCAACTGGTCCCTGTGGACCTTGCAGCCCAGTATCGCCTTTTAGACCCTGTATTCCCTGCTCTCCTTTTTCTCCGGGGTCTCCTTTTATGCCCTGCGGTCCCGGGTCGCCCTTTGGCCCTTGCGGACCAACTGGTCCCTGCGGACCTTGCGGCCCTTGAATCCTGCCAGCATTGTTCCAATTTGTGCCGTTAAAAACCCACATTTCTCCATTTATTAAATACGCGTCGTTCTTCTCTGCGCTTAAAGGGAGGTCTGCCTCAGATTCTTTTGTACCAAGGATATTAAGAGATGTTCCATCATTTCCTTGTTCACCCTTTTCTCCTTGTGGGCCTTGTGGACCTTGTGGACCAACATCTCCTTTTTCACCTTGTGGTCCCTGCGGACCTTGAGGCCCTATAATATTACCAACATTTTCACTATCACCATCTGAAAATGTTATTGTCAAATTTCCATCTGTGTCGATACTGACCGCTGTGATAGAGATACCCCTTAGTGATTCTTTCTGCTCGGGTGTCAGCGATTCAAATGCTACGGTGCCATCCGCACCCTTTTCTCCCGGATCACCTTTATCTCCTTTTTCACCCCTTGGACCCTGCGGGCCAGCAGGACCCTCTGCGCCTTTCTCTCCTTTATCTCCTTTTTCGCCTTTTGGACCCTGCGGGCCAACAAATTCTCCGGCATTGACCATCTCTGAAATATCCTCAATGGAACACAATCGTCTTACATCATTAGCCGCAAATGCAATGTATAAGGCTTTGCCAGATGGAACAGAAGGGTCATTGCCAAGAATCGCAACGGGCTCTCCGGGACGAATTTTCGACGTATCAAAATCGGAGTACATACCGCGCCGGAATTGTATTGTGTATGTATTGGCCATATTAGACTTACCTCCTTATAAAAGGAAATTATTCCTTATGTAATTCTTTACAGAATCAAGATTTTTCTGTACATCGTCATCCATTACAAGGAAATTGCCTTTATTGTTCTGGCTGATGATACTTCCTGTGTTTTCGTCTACTTCTGAATAGGTGTAAGCAATGCGGCTTCCCTCTCCAGTACTAAGATTCATAAAACTTGTTAAAATTTTTTTCATGATATTTTCCCCATTTCGTCAATAATTTTTTCCCTGTTATTAAGAAGTTCTTTTTCATAATCTGGTTCTGATACTTCAAGGCTTTCACTGTAGTCTGGTTCTGGCATGTCTGTGTCTATTGCCCTGTCGTAGGCTGTTTCGCTTGCGTCAGCAAAACGCATGTGTTCATAGTCAGCCTGCCGCGCTTTGATTTCAAATGCAAATTTAAGCCCCGGAGTACCTTTTACAGTGAAATATGTCTGCTCTTTTTTATCTACCCAACAATCTCCATCTCCTTCCTTTTGTAAAAACACATAATATTCAATCCTTACATTGGTAGATTCTTGGAATATATCATCTATGTCTATCAGGCATGTGCCGTCTTCCGATACGGATGCTTCTCCGATGTCTCCGAACATGGGGGACGCCATTTCATAACAATAAAATGCCTGCGTACCATAGTTTTTTGTTGGAAGGATTCTTTTCTTTGTTCCTCGGACACTTAAATCTGCAAGGTCTGTTCCCGTTCCGATGCTATAGAAATGGCCACTGGCTTCTATATGTGTACCTGCTGTAACTTTTTTTGATGCCGAAACACTGTCTGCCGAAACGCTGCTCGCCGAAACGCTTTTATTAAACGAGGCTGAACTTGCATGTACGGTTCCTGTATAAAGATTGATTCCTCTAATACGCGTTCCATACAATGTCCCGTACCCCGGTACATATATTCCTGTATTCGTCTCTGAATAGATCTCTCCAGTTGAAGCATCTAGCGTTACTTCTCCATACGCGCCACTTGCTGAAAGCTTTTTAATTCCAACTTTCCATCCTGCTAATTCACCTGTGTTAATATAATCGGCATTCATGTACACATTACCATTCGATAGATACAGACCTTTATTACTGCTGTTATCGCTTAACACATCAATAATCTCTTGTTTTGACATTTTCCCTATGTCGAGATCACTAAGTGCATTGTCTGTATAGCGATTCGCATTCGATAACGCTGTCGAAGCTTTATCTTCCGCAACACTATATATTGTGTCGCCGTTTGCTAACACGAATGTATTAGGTCTGAGCGTAACATTTCCGTAGTTATCAATCGCAAATGTTGATACTCCAGAACTGTTTGTAACGTTGATGTTCTTCAGATTAATCAAATCAGCTGAAATCTGTCCGGACTTAATATAGGAAGCATTTATATACAGATGTCCGTTCTGCATATAAATTCCCTCTTGCTTACCGTTATCCGTTAAAGCGTTAAAAACTCTTTCAAAATTGACAATTTTTTCAGCGTCCAGTTCCTGCCAAGCGCCAACAGTTCCAGAAAACATATATACCTGGCTTGTAGAGAAGTTCATGAAAATCGAGCCGTCATGTTTTTTATATTCTTCACTTTTCCACTCAGATGCCGGATAGTTCTGCAATGTTGGTACATACGTGCCATAATAGTTCGGGATAGTCACATTATTTTGAACTGTCCCATCCACAACATCCTTGGCGATCTGTTCAATAGTTCTACTTTTTAGCGTAAAGTTTTCAACTTCTAATGTGACAGTACCCGTGTCAGCATCTATTCTTAATGTCGTATTCCCGTTATTGTCTTTCGCTGTGAAGCCTCTTGTATTAATCCACTCTGATTGAATACCGATGGCATAGAGAATATTCAGAACGGCATCTCCATTACTATCAAAGCCGGCTTTCCATGTCTGACCCCCATCTACTGACAAAAAGAATCCATCGACACCTGTCTTATAAATTACTTTAGAATCAGCAAGTGTAGGTTTATCATGCCGGTACGTAATTACGGAATCATCTTCTTGTATTCCCTCTGTATAGAAGAAACCTAGCGTGTTTGCTGCAAGCTCGTTCATTTGTTTGAGCTTTACGTCATAGGCAGATAGTTTCTTTTCTATATCTTTTTTTGACTGCTCTACCGCTGTTTGCTGATCACCAATAAACTCGCTTGCATCTTCTTCAGCACTCTTTGCGCTACAACTCCATGATGTTGAACCGCCGAACACGAACTCTATATCTGTCACAAACGATCTAAAGACACGATTCTTTGTATCAATAAATTCAACTGGATCGCCAAAAGTGGCGTATCCGTTGGCAATTCCGTCACATGAGAAAGGACGCATTCGCAAACCGATTAATTGATTTCCAATAGCTTCGACTCCTGCCTGTGCATTGCCCGACAATAGCTGATTGTCAATAGTAATCACATAGCCGTCCTGACCTGACATATATTCGGTCTCATCTTCTACATATTTGACACCTGTTACAATAACATCGTCTACGTCATATTGTAGATTCTGAATTGAAAATAACGCGTGATAATCGTTATTGCTTAACGTACCACCATCAATCACAGTCCCCATTGTCCATGGATTAAGCGTGCCGCCATCCAGATCATCACCATTTGTCCAGTTCTTTACTGCTCCACCATCGTAAATAGTCGTATTGGTAAATGTCTTATCAAACGTAATAATCCTGAGTAAGTCATTTTCGTCGATTCTTGCATTTCCACCGGCTATCCCGGCACACATTCCGATTACTGTACGGTATGTCGCATTAGATGGCGCTTTCCGAATCTGAAAGTCCGCATTTGGAAACATTGCATCTCCAAGAGTGATTCCACATTGCTGGCAGCATTCTGAGAGCAGTTCCTTGACTGTACAAGGAAAAGACAGGTTAGAATCATATGTCTTATCAGCATTGTGCATTTTATCTAAGAGAGAAAGACTTATTTCGCTCGCCGTTGCAGGCTTTTTCGACACAATGTAAGTACCTCTCTTTATAGCTTCTATCCTGTCGGATAACTGCACATTGAGAAAGATAACGAACCTTGCGGCGTTAAAATTATATCCGTCAAAGCGCCCGTCATCATTTACCAATGATAAACTTGCCGTTTTTTCTATTGCTACACCCACCGGGAAGTCCCCAGAGTCTGCTGAATCTACGAGACTATTTCCAGACAGATAAAAGTCTTTTTTGCCTAGCTTAAGAGTTGTACCATTTGACAATGTAACATTTGCTGTCACGTAATAATTTCTGTTTGTAAGTGATTCTTTCTTTAACTGAGTAGATACATTTATCAAATCGGCTCAATCCTCCTTACATTGATAGACAAATCTGTCCACTTTTCTTCCCCATCTTTCAGAGTTTGCGCAGCCATGTTGAAATTTGATGCGTAGAATGTTCTGTCTATCCATCTTCCCGGAACAGTTGGGTCTTTATGGTGGAATGTGAATTGACTTTTGTTAAGTACAGTATTTAGTATGGTTGCTATTTCAGCCCATGTAAGCTCGCCCCATTGCATGTCATACCCGCCAATTGTTCCCATTGGTGTATTGTGCATAATCAAATCCTGACTTCTTTTAGAGTCTTCCGTAGAAGTGGTTGCGAACACCGGTTTGTAACTATCCGGTGCTCTTATAACAACGTTGTCTATTTTAAATTGTTCCTGCGGCATATTCTTCTCCTTACGCTAACTCAAATGGGTTCTTCCCATTCCGGTTTCTTCTCATTTCAGCTTCACTGATAATAATATCTAACAGTTTTCTGCCAGATGCATTAACTGTAACATTGTAGGTATTTCCGTCTCCCTGTCCTTTTCCTGACTCTTCCCGGACGATCTGCCGTAATAGGCTTTCCGGTGCTTCCAGGTTATTTCCTTTCTTCTGGTCACCTAATACCGCAAGGAATTCGCTTCGTGGTGGAATAACTGCGCCACTGGCCAGATATGGGATAGTTCCGATACGTGGAAATGTTGCATGAAATCCAATAGTCTTTGAACCAAACGGTGTTGGAACAGTCCAAGGCCCAAAGGAAAATGCAGATTCAATTCCACCAATTGCATTATTAATCATCCCAACTGCATTATTAACAATGCTGATTGCCTGATTAATCGGAGCTTTAATGAAATTAACAATACCTTCAAATGCAGATTTGACTGCATCTCTGGCGGCATTAAACTTATTAGTGATAGCATTTTTTATCGCTTCTACTTTATTAGATACGAACGTAGCTACGCTTTCCCATGTTCGGGATGTCTTGTTCTTTACGCTGTCCCATACGCCTACAACTTTAGTTTTAATTGCATTAAATACTGTGCTGGCTGTGGATTTAAGAGAGTTCCAAAGGCCAGAAAGTGTCTTTTTGATTGCGTTCCAGATTGTTGAAGTCAATGCTTTAATCGCATTCCAAGCAGTGCTGATGATGCTCTTTATTATACTCAACGCGCCTTTTGTTACGGTTTTAATTATCTCCCACGCACCTGACACAACATCTTTGATAAAACTCCATGCTCCATCCGCAATCTCTTTTATTCCCTGCCAAGCCAGTTCCCAGTCTCCTGTGAAAACGCCTACAAGGAAATCAATGATTCCGCTCAGAGTGTCTGCTACATCACCAATTATTTTAATTAATGATTTCATAACTTTTATTGCTACGGTGCCTACAACGTTAATTATTTCTGCCACGACCGGAAGCAAATTCGCGATTATCCAGTTAATCAAAGGCACTAATACCGACTCCCACAGAAGTTTCAGAGAATCAATGAGTTTTCCGAGGAATGTTTCTATCTTTAAAATCGCATCCCCTAATGGTCCCTCTAATAGCCCTTTGAACTGTTCTGCCAGTCCTTGCAAAACTGGAAGAACATAGGTGTTGTATCCAGTTATCAGAGTCTCAAATATGCTTGATAATCCATTCGCTATAGAATCAAAGAACGGCTTTACGTGCTCATCGTATAGCCTCGATATTGCATCACTAAGGTTTTGAACAACTGTTAAGACCCCACTTGTTACAGTTTCTATTACTCCGAGGCTGCCCTCAATTGCTGACTTCAAAATGTCTTTGTTGTCGATAAAAGGCTGCGCAATCATGTTAAGGATGTCTCTGCCAAGTTTTGCGGCTGTTTCCGTAAGAACCATTCCAATTTCAGTAAAGATTCCGATTAAATTAGCAGTAATCTGCTGCGCAGTTTCTTCGCCGAAAACTGAGAAAACATCAGCAAAAGCAACTGCAAGGTTTCCGCCTATTTGTGCAATTTCAGAGCCGATATTGAACATATCTATCAGATAGTTCTTTATTCTTTGCGTGTTCTGCTTTAAAAACTTTTCGATTCCGCCTATAATGTTTTGCGCAATTGTTAATCCGATTCTGGCAAATGAGCCGGCAACTTGTCCAATTGCATATGCGAATGAATCGAAAAAATTATTTGCTGCTTTAGCAACTTCTGAATCAGTGAAGATATCCTTTAAAGATTTCCATATGGAATCGAGATCCTTTTTTATTCCGTCAAGAATTGGTTCGTAATCTCCTAATCCATCCCAGAATCCTTTTGCGATTAACTTAGCCAACTGTTTAAATCTGTCGATTATCTTTTTTAGCGGTTTTGACATTTTATCAAGAACTGTCTCACCCTCTGCCAATTTTCCATAATCAACATTTTGTACAGCATCTTTCATCTGATCTGCAAGTCCGCCGGTTGCGCCCGGTACTTTTGACGATGAATCTGTGCTTTTATCCGTTGAGTAATTATTTATTTCGTCAAGAGGACTAAGATATCCTTTTGCCGCCTTAGTAGCTTTCTTAGTTGCATCTGCTGTATCATTTGTCGCATCTGCCAGCTTTTCGGCATTGTTGGCAGCATCTCCATATTGGTCTGCCGTATCAGCTATTGCATCTGTCCCGGCAAGGCCTGCACCACTTGTGCCTGTCTGGCCAGATGATTTCTTTCCGGTGATTAACTCCGTAAATGACTTGAAAGCATTTGCCAGAGTTGCCAGTTTGCCCAGCAAAATATTAATAACTCTCAAAACAGGAGTGAAGAGATTGATTAATCCCTGTCCAACTGTCGCCTTGAGAGATTGCAGCTGTAACTGCATCACTCGCACCTGGTTCGCCCAACTGTCAGATGTTCGGATGAAATCACCAGATGCGGCAGACAACTGTTTCTGTACAAAAGCCAGACGGAGAGCCACTTTCTCCTGTTCGGTCATGGCAGATGTGGTTTTCCCATATCCATTTGCCAGCGCATACTGGTCAAGTGCATTTTGCGTAAGGACAACGCCTAAATCTTTCAATGTTTCCGTCTCGCCCGTAAATACAGACTTTAGTTTCGTATACGCCTCGTCCTGACTGATGTTATAGAATGATGCTACATCACCAGTCAGCTGCGTTAGAGCCGTTGACATGTCGTAAGCCTGTGCTTCGGAGAATCCGAACGACTTAGACATTGCTCCGAACGTTCCAACATACCTTTTTGCCATTGTCTCTGACAGTCCGGCAGAGGTCATGGCATTCTTTGCAAATTCATTGACCTTATCAGACATGGTTGTAAATGTAACATCAACCACGTTCTGGACTTCTGTCAGATTAGAACCAAGTTCTACGCACTCTTTCCCAAACTGGGCCAGTTTCCCAATTGCAAATGCTCCGCCAATCAGTACGCCTATTTTTTTTACTACGCTGCCAAGTCCGTTAAAAGACTGCCTGATTGCTGATACGCCGTTTTGCACGCCTGATGTGTCCATTCTGGTATCAATAATGACTGAGCCATCAGCAGCCATGTGTCCACCTCCTAACTATTTGAGGTTCAACATCTCATTCAGCTTATCTTTATAAGCTTGCTCCTCGTCGCTGAGACGTGTTTTTATGTCAATTATGTTTTTATTCTCTTGATAGAATTTCTTTTCCCATTTATCGAACTTTTCGCCCTTTGCTTTTTTTGACCGGATTCCAACTACGGTGTTGAACAGGCACTCGCCAGATTCCATAAAGTATCCAAAAAACGTCCACCAGTGCATATAAGGTACTGATCTGATTTCTTTACCAGCAACCTTGTTCACAGCCGGAACGATCATATCTCCATCCTGTTCCCAGTCCATCAAACGGGGTTTGGGCTTGTTCGGGATATCATCGAATTGACCACAATCAATAAACTCGCAAGCTTTCTGACAAGCTTCTGTAAGATGTTCCAGGGGTATGCTTTGCCAGTCCTCAAACAAAATCTGTAACATAACAACAGCTTTCGCCTGTTCGTCCAATTCTGGGTCATTCATGGCGACCAGAATGTCAATAATTACTCGAAAATCCGTTCTGATAGAAAAATCCACCCCACTGATATTTAGTGAGGTGGGCAACTCATAGGCGGTCATTTTGTATACTTCTCCGTGTACTTATTGACCACTTCCTGCATTTTTTTCTTTCTCTTTTCAATCTCTGGAGTAAGTGCTTCATTGATTTTGTCAAGGACGATATAAGCGAATACCTGACCATTTCCAAAAACAGTTGTTGCGGTAATTGGTTCTTTAAATAAATCCTTAGATGCTTCATATCCGAGCATATAATTGATTTTGTCCTCAATCTGCTTATTAATCTCAGCCATCTCTTTGCTGGAAGAAACATTTTTAACAGATTCCTGAGCCTGCTCAAAGAAAGTTTCCAATTCTTCCGCTCTTGCTGCAACGTTAATGTCGGTAGGGTTCAGCTTAAATGAAGAGAACACTTCACCCTGTTTGTTTGTGAATGTGAAAAGAAGAAATCCATCATCAATGTTTGTATTAATTGTTTTTGCCATTTTCTATATCCTCCTAAAAATTATTCGCTGTCAGCTGTAAATGTGCCGGAACTGATATCAAATTTTCCTTTTACTCGTTCGCCGGTATAATTGACGGTAAACGGAATCTGATAGCCAGATGTATCACCGCCGTAGGAGGTCGGCACAACGTAGCAGTCCTGCTGATATGCTTCATACTTGCCTGCTGTGGCTTCTGTCCAAAGGTGAACCTCAACTGCTTTTGTTTTGAGGTTATCGTCTTTGAGACGTCCATCTACAATCTTCTGTAATGCTGTAAACAGATCAGAAGTAGTGTCTGCATAGAATGGATCAGCGTCAGAAGAAACTTCGTAGCCGTTATGTTTGAATGTGGATTCTCCAAGAATGTTTTTAGAGGTTTCGGTGTCTGGATTGAGTTCAACATTGTACTCTTCCAGATCTTTTCCAAGACGTTCATACTTCGGTGTCAGTCCTCCACAGAGAGAACCTGCATCGATATAATGAGCCATATATTTACGGTCAATTTTTCCTGTAACTGGCATAGAAATGTCCTTTCTGCCTATAACTTTAAAAGGCTGTGTAGGTTAGCGACTATCTCCAATTGATAGCCGGTTGTTACTTGTTATATTGCTTCGTAAGTATTTTCGTAGCGCACCGACAATGGTAACAACCAATCCTGTACGCCACTCTCCTGCGGTTCTAAACCATAGGAGTTGTCACGGGTGATACGTTTTATCACTCGCCCCTGCGAAAGCTCTGGAAACACATTTAAACGCGTCTCAGAGCCATTTATAATAACTGGTTCCCGGCATATCCATTTACCGAGATTGTCAAGGAACTTCTGAACAGATAGTTTCTGCCTTTCTTTGTCAGATGCTGTGCGATATACCACGTAAAATGGGTACTGGCATACCTGGTGCATTACGCCACAAACATCTTCTTTTTCTGAATAAATCAAAGCTCCATTATCTGCCGAGAACGCAATTCCTGATTCCTTGCCAAGTTCTTCAAACTTGATTGTTTCATTTTCATACAGTCCCGGATACTGGTTCAGAAGTGCTTTCATGGCATCTGTCAGAATTTCGTATCCGGTTGCGTCTTTTCCGATAGGTTTATCTGCTATGCCTGCCACCTCCTGCCTGTGCTTTTACTTTGCGAACCCATGTGTCACCATATTGCCGTTTAGCGGCATCAAACCACTTTGCCTGTGCCCGTGGGTGAGCCTGTTTGGTGTATTCAAGATTTTCCTTTGCGGCTGTCCGACCAGAAAACTGACTAACGAGAACTTTCTTTGCTCCACGTCTTGCGTAGGGACTTCCAGTTGCTTCATCAACCATTCCTTTCCCCTCGTACAGAAAACGTCCATAAGGAGCCGCCGCCGCGCATACTTTCCCAGTTCCTTGTAAGGATGTACTCTCAACTCTTGTTCGGTTGATAAAGTCCCCTGTAATCATCGGCATAAACGGCACCATACTGTCCATAACCATTCCATCAAGGAGATACTGGGCTTCTTGATACTGCCTTGAGAACCTGTCCATATTCAGTTTGATTTTCATATCTCCATCGACTATGGAGAATCCTTTGAAATGATGAATTTTACTCATATCACTTACCCAAAATCTCAAAGTGTGGAATCAGTGTGTACGGACCGCCTACACTGGTAACCTTAAACACGTTATCCTTGTTCTCGTTCATGTACTGGTAGAATCCGTTTCGATAATCACCATCAGTTACTGCTCCACCAGTCCATTCACCCTCCCAAAAGAATGATTCGTCCGAGAATGTGATAGTATCTTCCAGAGCATTGTTAATCTGCCTTTTCCACTCCTTCGAAGGCACCCATGGGAGAATCTTGCCATCTTTATCGGTAATGGTTATATCACCGTTCTGAACAGCATAACGAACGTGCAACTGTGCGTTGTCAGTTGCGTCTGGTCCGTACTTTTTAAGGATTGCTCCCTTGTCCGTAATGAGATCAACGCCGGATAGCACGTGAGGATACCAGTACGCATCTCCTGTCGTGGCTGATTCGTAATAGTCAAAAATCGTCACCGTTTTTTCGTACATGATACCCTCTCCTTAATATTATTCTTTCTGCGTTGTCTGCTTAATAATCTGATTCACGCCAGTAGCCGATAATCCGTTAAACATACCGACCGCAACCGCTGTGATATAATCCGTTGCCGGGAAGTCCGGGATAACTCCCATCCCGACAGCTCCGAGAATGCCACCAATAACCGCCATGATCACTGGAATCCATTCATCAGAGATTCTTTTTGATGCTTTACAGCCCATTCCTACGATGTAGCAAATCATAACGATTGCTATACATGAGCCTAATGTTGAAATGTCCATAGCTTAGTCCTCCAGATTCACATTTTCCATAACTGCCCTTGCTTCCAGAACTGCAATATAATCCGTCATTGCTCTTACCTGCATATTGTAAGTACTTCTCGGACAAGTAGGAGTAAATGGGAGTTCTCCTTTATCCCATTTTTCAAGCATATTCGCAAGTTTCTTATATCGAATAACCACCTGCATATACTCTGCCTTAAAGCGTTCCTTGTAATCTGCACTATTCATCATTTCAACAGTCTGTTTTAATTCCATCATTTCTATCACACTCCTGCATACAATATTGGTATTCCATCATCCGTCCTTACTCCCATCAGAAGCGGCAAAGCTGTCTTAAGAAGCAAGTCGTTCGTTTTCTGTGCATCTCCGGCGGCGGCATATACCGCACTCCATTCCTTTGCACTCGCTCCAATCTGCTGAGGTGTGGCGTAGGAAATGGATTCACTGCCGGAGGATACAGAGGTTACTGCACCGGCTTTGATGTTCCCGACATTTGTGTCGGTAAGATTTGTCGAAGCCTGATTGATTGCGTTCTTCTCAGCAAGTTCAATCTGATACATTAATTCAGCTAATGAACAAACTGCCTTTTTGATGCGCTTCTGTGAGCGTTCATTTGTTGGCAGCCCATCCACCAGTCTATCAAACGTCATTGTGTCCACAAAATCACTGGCTCTTTCTGCCAGTCGTGGAAAGTCAGCTTCTGGCACGACATTGCCGAATGATTCTGTATAGAATTTATAATCTGCGTAAGCCATGCCAGTTACCTCCTGTGTTTATGATTTTGCTGTTACGCTCGCACTTCCGGCATTCAGTGCCTTGTATGTTCCATCGCACTCAACTACTGTGATCTTCTGTCCGGTTGCCGCCTTGATGTCAGCTTTTCCGTCCCAAGAAGTCCAGTTCCTGAGGTTCTGTCCATATCCAACAGTTACTGCGTCTGTTGCAACTTTGTATTTGTATACGTTGTTGGAGTTTTCCTTAGCCGGATTTACAGTGATTTTTGTATCACCAGTTACTGTTCCTGCCGCAGATGTTACTGTCAGAGTACCAAGTGTTGGTGTCTCATCAATGGTGATTACTGCGATTGCGTCAATGTACTCCGCAAAAAGAGTAAGTCCCATAACTGCGAACGCTTCGGACACTGCTGTGTGATAGTTGCCCTGAGTGTGGAATCCGATCAGGTTTGTCTCACCAGATACGGTGTATACAAGTCCTGCTCTTGCGAAGTCAGATTCGTTCGGGTCTACATAGTACAGGACAATGTTCTCAACAGGAGTAGCAATAACCTGTCCTCTCGGGATTTCGCTGTCAGACAGTAAAAAGATTGTGTTGAATCCCATAAAATCCTTCATATACTGGAATCCGAACTGGTTCTGAATAGTAATCTCAGCTGCTCCGAGATATTCATATACGTCCAGAATATTCACAAATCCAACAACACCAGTCACATTTCTGTGCATCTGCTTGAATTTGTTTTCTACTCGACCCTTAGCCATTGCCAGAGCCATCTGGAATGTAGTTTCTGTGGAAGTAAGTGTACCGGTTTTCAGATAGTCGTAAAATCTGCCGGTAACATCAGTCTGAAGCTGGAAAAGGAATTCATCATCAGTCATCTGAACGGCGTTCTCATAACCGTGGTCCTTGATTGCTTCGATAGATACAGCCTTTGCGTACTTTTCGATAGTCATTTCCGCATAGGTCTTTTCTTTTACGGTAAACTTGCTGTAAGGGATTTCCTCACCCTCACCAACATTTCCACGCTGTAAAGTACCCTCTGCGTATTTGGACTTGAGTACAGCACCCGGCTGCTTTTTGATAGGTCTCATGATACCCAGAATCTCACGCAAGTGTTCCCAGTTTCTTTCGAATCTGGTAACAAAATCAATCTCACGTGCCGTTACCTGGATATCATTAGTCATAATAAGATTTGTTTTTGCTGGCATAAAAAATCCTTTCTACCCATAATTGTTAAGGTATTGGGTTAGCGGCTATACTCTGGTGTATAGTCGGTGTAAAAATCACTGGAATAACTGGATATTCTGAGCAATTGCAGCCTGTCTCTCGGACGGGTCTTTGATCGCTTCGATATCTTTTTTGGTCATACTTCCCGGTGTCTGCTGCTGTCCAACGTGAGTGGTAAATCTTGCCTGGTTCTGCTGAGCCTGCTGCTGAGATTCGTCCACAAAAGCGGATGCATCAGACTGTTTCATCTGCTCAATCAGATCATTTAATCCGAGAATTTTGCCGTCTTTCAGCTTTAATCCTGCTTCTTTGATGTCTGCCATGACTGATTTCTTTGCCGCTTCGCTGGAAAACTTAACGTCATCGAGTGCCACTTTCAGAGCATCCGAGAAATCACGGTCGTAGATTTTTGCATTGAATTCTTTCTCTGCATCTGCCGCTTTCTGTTTCCAAGTCTCTAACTCGCTTTTAATATTTGCCGGGTCGATACCGTCAAAACTTTTTAAGGTTTCTTCTGCTGTCTCAGCACGTACTTTCCAGTCATCACGTTCTCCCTCGACTTTTGACAGAGTTTTTGCAACTTCCTTTGCATTCTTGTAATTCTCAGAGAGTGCTTTCTTTACATCTGCCTGTTTATCCTCCGGGATTTCAATTCCAAATGATTTTAAAGTGTCAATAAGTTTCTGCATAACATCCTCCTGGTCGTGTTTATTGACCTGCCGCCGCAGGTAAATGGATTAAGCCAGTTAGACCACTGGCAAGGTAATCGGAAAGGCAGGAATCGAACCTGCGACCTCACATTTACAGTGCGATCTACCACTGAGCTACATTCCATGCCGCCTATAACGGCCAACCCTCTAAAAAGAAACTGGGGTGAATTTCACTTCTTTCGCTATAGCGTAAATCCACCTGAGACATAGACCACCTGTATACAAACAGCTTAACTCTAAGCGGATTAAAGCGGAGCGCCCGGAATCGAACCGGAGACCAGAGTGCGACTCTGTCAGTTTTCCACTAGCGTACATTCCACATAACCCGGATTCCCGGGTTAGCAAGGTGTTTAACGTGTCATGCCTGCCACGAGTTGTTTCGGATATTTATTTCTTTTTTAAAAGAAAAGTATGAATAACAAAAACCTTAATCAAGGAGGTGAGCCATCTTGCGTGCCAGATGGCAAATACGCACGACAGGATTCGAACCTGTTCAACTTTCCGTTAAAGCGTGCGTACCAGCTACTAAATTAAAGGAAGGAGGATTAAAACGAAAATGTCAAAAACAACCGTTTTACTTGTGCTTCCTGCTGCACAATTACATTATAACAGATTTCTTTTAACTACCTCTCTACCACTTTTGTGTTTTTAGAGCATATCACGGAGTTTTTCTACGTATCTCTTGACAAGATCACGTTCTTCCCGGCACTCTGCATCCTTGGACATATCACTCATTTCTGTTGTAAGTTCGTCCAGATGTTCTTCCAATGCGGCGAGCATCTTTCTTTTGCAGTCTTCAGACTTGCCGGAACGATAGCTCTGTTTCTGTGTCATATAGTCGTCATAAGCATCTCGTCCGTCAGAGCGGCTGTAATGTCCTCTAACATAATGCTCACCACGTCTGGCATAAGAACTGCCTCGGTCATAATCCGGCATCATTCTGCCGTCATTTGCGCTGTATCTCCCCATGCTATCACGCTTTCTTCCACGTTCGCTGTAATCGTCATTGTAGCCGCTACGCATCTCATCAAGGACAGTGTTGTAGTACTCTACTTTCTTATCCCAGTACTGCGTATTCTTGATATCTTTGTACATATCAATCAGTTTGTATGTCATTTCCAAGTTCCCAGTGGTCAGCCCATTATCAGCAATTTTGGACAGCTCGTCTTCGATTCTTGCGCATAAGTCTTTAATATCTCTCATAATCACACCTCCTACGCTTCTCTGGTCACAACAATGTTCGCGTTCGCAACAGAAATAGCCTGATCGCTTGTGTTTTCTACCGCGATATTAACGCAGCATCCGCGAGGCACATCAATATAGATGCCAGAGGACACATTATTGTACTGATTTACTGCTGCCGGTGTGGAAATCATCTGGGAAGAAAGAACCGGCTCACCAGAAATTGCAATAGCCAGTGAGATAGCTCCGACAGTACCGCCTGTTGGAATTGCGATATTACCAGAAAAATCCACGAAGAATCTCGCTTTACACTGGTTAGTCAGTCCTCTTAGAGTGATGATTCCACTTCCCTCTCTGTGCTGAATGCAGTTAGAACCCTTAACTGCTGTATTTGAAAATACTACGTTTCCATTTGCTGCTACAGTCTGAGCAGCTACACTTGTAAATTCTGCCATAATTTTTACCCCTTTCATATCACAAAAGGACAGGTCTCAGCCTGCCCCTCTGTGTAATACGGCATAAGCCGACATTCGAATCAATCGAAAGATACTCTCGATATGAAGTTATCAGCAATTGCATCCGGTGTTGCATCCGCATCCACATCCGTAATATGTGTTCGGGTTAGGAACCTGATATGCCGGAATCGGTGCTGGATTGATTGCATTAATGAGCTGCTGTGTCTGAGAAGCCATTGCAGTTGTGAGAAGTGCGCTCTGGCGATCCTGAGATGCAGCACGTCTGAGATCATTATTCTCAGCCTGCAGACTAGAAATCTTTTCATTGCAAAGATAGTCAAGAATGGCTCTTGTTCCAGCGTTCTGACTGTCAATAATGTCTCTTGTATTGCTGTTCATTGTGTTCTGTAATGCGCAGGTATTCTGTGCCATATTGTAGTTTACGCCCTGAATTGCTTCTCTGGTTTCGCAGCAACAGTTCGCAAGCTGTGCCTGTAAAGCATTAGTATTCTGCATATTAGCCACAGTATCGGCATTAATAGCCTGCTGGATTCCGAAGCCGGTCTGCATGATGTTTGTGTTGATTCCATTGAATCCGGTAAGCATACCATTATTCATGGCATAAAAGCCATCGCACAGGCCACTGTTGATTCCATCAAGTTTGCTGATTACCGCTGAATTGTCGAATCCTCTCTGAATGTCTGCCTGAGTAGCTGCTGTGGCTGCATATCCACCGCCATTGCCGTTATTACCCCAGCCGTTGTTTCCCCATCCAAAGAAAGCAAAAATGAATAAAACAATAATCCACCAGCTACCATCTCCGCCAAACATGCCGTCATTATTTCTACCGTTTCCAGTAGCAGCGGCAATATCTGCTAAGCTATAATTTCCATCCATAATATAATCTCCTTTTTGTGTATTTACATCAATCTGGCCAGATTGTAATGTACTATTTCATTCCTTTCAACATGTGTTGAAACTGTCCTGCCATCTGCTGAACCTGATTAAGCTGCTGTTGAGAAATCTTTCCAGACTGCAACATTTTCTCAACTTCTGCTTTCGGGTCTCCCTTAAAATTCTGTTTAAACTGCATAAACTGCTGCATCATCTGCATTGGCCCGTTTCCCTGTGGCATCCCACCACCGAGGGCATTGAATAATGGATTACTCATCTGCGTTTCCTCCCTTGACTGCTGATTCCTGTGCGGTATTAGCTCTAACAGGTTCAGAAAAAGAATTTAATCGGTTTATAATAGCTTCGTATTTGCCCTTTAAATCGTCATATTCCTGTCTGGTGACATATTTACTGTCCATGTTCTGAGCAGGCTGTTTAGGTGGCATCTGAGTGCCTATTTCGTGGTACTCAAACGTCCGTAATGGCTGTGGCATACCGGAAACGTCTGTGGATTTTATGTAGAACTTTTCACTTTCACTATCCATCAGTAAAACACTTGTCCCGGGTGCTACCAGATAGGATTTTGCGCCTACTTCTCCAGATACCCACAGGATTCCGTTATTATTCTGCTGAGGTTGCTGTACTGGTTGAGCTGGCATCTGGACAGGCTGTTGCTGGAACTGATTCATCTGCCCCGGAACGCCAAAACTATATTGATAAGGATTGTTGTATAATGCCATCTTATGCACCACCTTTCTGGTTATATTTTTGCATAAAAAAAGAACCGGAAACAGTTCGTTTCTGGCTCTAATTAGTGTCTAAAAAGTATCAACACACTTTAATTATTTTATTATTCACCCTCCGGCTTAACCGTTTCGCCGTGGATATACTCACATTCATCTGTTCAGCGCAGTATTCGAGCGTATATTCCTTACATCTCAGCCGGAACAGTCTTTCTTCGTCCGGTGTAAAATTACACTCTATCAAGAATCTGTCTATATCTTTCTTTGTGAACACATATAACTTCATGAGCATACCCCTTATTAATGCAATTAACGTTGATTCTGTGCAAGATAATTTGTAAGCTTCTGTTTTGTTTTTTTTAATTCCTCCACATTATTCCCACTGATCTGACTGTCCAACATGGTTGATAACACTTCCAGAATTAATGAATCTCGTTCTGCGATCCTCTGAAGACTCTCGTAATCTCGCTTGTCATGTTCTTCCAGTGTCTCTACTCGCTTATTAAGTCGAAATGCCGGAGTAATCCATTTAAAAATTACGGCTGCCGCCCCTCCGACAATGGACACCCCTCCGCAGATAGAGAGGAAAATCTGTACAAATTCTGATATGCTCATTTATTCTCCTTTTCCCAGTAATATACCGGGATCTCATTTCCGGAATCCCATGTATCGAAATATTTGCCATCCTGCACTGTCACCACATGACCATCTATACAGAGAATGTATGTGCCTGTTGGATGATCTGCGCAAAAGTCATTGACTGTATAAATATATCGCTCCGACTGCTCAATCAGTTTTCGCCTGTATCCATGCTTATAGAGGTACGCTCCCCAGACATAATTTGCGCTCGGCATATCTGACAGAGTACATGCCTGTATCATTAATCCGGCGAATACCGTTTCCCAGTCAAAACCGGTTGCTTTGCATATTGCCCGGACAGCACAATCTCCGACTCGATTCCCGGCAGGATTCGGATTGAAATATTCCCATCTATCCATCAGTCAATCCCCTTTGCTGTCTTATATCGTTTTGCCGCTCCTCTGGCTTTTGCGGCGTTCTGGCGGTTCCACTTCGCTATCATGAGTCGGTCTTGCAATTCCCTTAAGCCGTTCTGCTTACAGTAATCTTTGTATGCAGCATTTTGTTTCTGCAAAAGATAAGACTTCCGGTCAAGGTCTTGTTGGAGTGCGAATTTCGCCTTTTCATTTGGTGCATTGTCAACTCCTGCTTGCAGTCCAAGAACCTCTCTCTTCGTTTTGCGGATTCTTCGCTCATAAGTGCGTTGCCGCTGTTCCTTTTCGTACTGTTTGCCTTTGTCAGCTTTATCCTGTGCTGATAGTTCTGCATAAGGATTAAATTCACCATCACTGGCTCCAAAACTATGCCGACAGTTGACCCCTGATAGTCCACTTGCCGTTCCGTATCCAGTCAACGAAAATGGCGGAAATTTCTTACTCTTTCCAGAACGAGAGTATATCTTGCCTTGCCACCATGAGTGATTTCCCGGATTCTCACCGCCATCACCTGTTCTGGCTCCCATGTGAGCACTGACCAGAACTAAATCCCAATTCATTTCTTCCATGCGTTTGAGGGATATATCTCCTGTAGCCTGTGCCACACCAGTTCTAACAGAACGTGCTACTGCTGTTTCAATCGTATCGCGTCTTTTCTTTCCTGTCTCTTTATTTATGTATTCAACATATACGCCATCACTCACAACATTATTAACTGCCTCTTTGATGGCTTGTGTATATCCGACTGCCCCAGTCATTACGTGATTATATGCAAGGTCGCATTGCTCGATATAGAGCCTCTGAGCGGCACTTGCGGTTGTTCGTGTGAAGTTCTTCCAATCTCCTAAACAGTGGTTCATATTTCGTTCCATGAGTCTTATCATAGCCGGGGATTGTTCGAGCGGTACAGGGCTTAATCCTGCCGCCTTGTATATCTTGTCATCGTAGTTCATCGCAGTGATACCGGCATCTTCAAACGCTTCAAGGAGTTCCCGCTGTTCACGTTTGGTGTATTTGGATAATTCTGTCAGAATGTCCTCTAGCAGCTCACCAGATTCCTGTAGTGTTCTGATTCTCCACGCATCGGCATTGGTTAGGATATAGTCTTCACCTCTGCCGATTCTTGCCACCATTCTCGACACAATCTCAGAGATGATATACTGATGCAATTCTTCCGCAATCTGTTCACTGCCCTCTGTTATCCGGCGTAAATATTCTGGACTAAGTATAATATATCACCTCTTTCGATAAAAGTCGTGGTACATGTTTTGGCCCTTTTGATGGTTAATTAAAGCCCTCTTTAGTTAATTACTTTTTTATATAAATCAAGCAAATCACTATGTCTTACCGTGTAATAATCATTTATTGCGCATCTTGGAATCAAGACTTGTACCTTTCCGTTATCTATATATTTTTTGATATAGTCCATGATGATTTTCATATTTTCAATTGTAAAATTATCATTTGCAGTTGACGGATATGCATGAGCATAAAAACATAAATATCCACATTCATTAATAGTTGAGTCTATTTCAGCTTTTGTTTGCTCTAATGTTTTTGATTGTAAAGACCATCTTTCGAGTTGGCGGATATCATTACCATAAAATACATGATGACTAACAACTTGATTGGTATCTAAATGACCAAAACCATATTCGTAATATTTACACAAATTATCAAAATATTTATTGTTTAACCAAGTACTTGGTGTAACCCATCCAGTTATATTAAATCCATTGTTTATCAAGATTTCTTTTGACTTTTTCATTTTTGTTTCCACATCATCAATCGTTAAAGAATCATCTTGCATAGCTACTCCATCGGTACTATGGGATAGTATCTCATAACCTTTAGATTGATATGATAAGAAATTATCTTTGATATTTGGAAGATTTGAATTTGCTAATATAGCAAAGCCACATTTCCATCCATATGAATCAAATAATGAGACCAAATCTGATGTACTCGGTAATCCATCATCAAAAATAAATGAAATAGTTGGCTTTCGTATCGTTTGAACATCATTTACATTATCTATTACAATATCATTTTCAAGTTCGCTCATTTTTGTTGGGATGATAGGTTTGTTTTGAATTTGTTCATAATCTATCAAAACATCTTTTTTAAGCATCAGCTTATTTTTGTTTTCCCTATTAATTGCTAGATAATAAACTTGTGGTTTAATTGGTTGGTTATCATCACTGTCGTAATTAAAACATACTGATACTGTTTTTGATTTTTCAGGAACTTCAATTCCATTTATTGGATTATTACTGCTAATACCAGTTCCTGAAATAAATGTGCCGCTTTCATCATAAAAAACAACACTCCTCGATGAGTGATAAACATTTGTACCCTTATGTGATGTATATGGATATAATTTTTTCCCTATATATTCAGACACATTGATATCTATATAAGAAAAAAATTGTAACAATGTTCTCCCAGTTCCATTTGATGCGTCTATATACCAGTTTTCTTTTGGTTCTTTCCCGTGTAATAAATCAGCATATTCTTCATGCAATGTTTTATTGCCTAATTCAACTAAATCTTCCTTTAGTGAAGCAATGTCTGTCTTGTTCTGCTCGATCTGCTGCGCCTGTTCTGTCGTGGCTCCGGGCTTGACTGGATTCTTCTCAAGATACTCATTTACTGCATTCTTGATTTCTTCCGGTGAGATTTCCCCGCCTATTCCTTTTAAACATAATTCGTATAAATACTTCTCTTTTCTCGTGATTGGCTTTGGGGGTTCGCCTTTATAATCACCTGTCAAGTACGCAAGATATTTTTCTTCCCTTGTTACTGGTTTGTCTGCCATCTTCTTACTCCTCTCCAAATAATTTCGGTTCGTCTGGCTGAGCTTCTTCGACCATTGCTTTTGCTTCTTCCTCAGTCATTCCTTCAAACTTCACGAAATACAACCATGCCGGAACCTTGCCAGTGGTCACATACTGCCACCATCTTGCACGGTCGTTTTCTCTAACATAGAGAATGTCTCCGAAATCATAATTGACTTCATATGCTCCAACAGGCGCAAGCCCGTACAGGTCAGCATAAACGTTCAATGCGTAAATAACTTCATCCAGACAGGATTCTAATTTGTCTCGAACGTCTTTAATAAACTGCACTGTCCTCTGCTGTTCCGCTTCTACTCCTGTAGCCGTCTGAATGCCGCTAGATTCGTTGAATACGAAATACCCATTAGAGAATCCAATCTTGTACCCCAACTGGCTTAAAAGGGCATTTATGCCGCTTATACGGGTATCTGTGTTGAGTTGCGGATTGATTTCTTGGTAGAATTCTTTCGCGTCCTGACCGAATACATTCTTAACAAAGTGCGGTAACCTCATCTCATTGCGCCTGCTCTCCATGCCCTGTGGCGACATGGCTGACATAGGCGTACCGTTTGGCATCAGCAGTCTATCATCTGCCAGGACAATTTTCTGAGAATCAAATATTTCTCCGGCATTACGGCTGTATGCAATGTCGAGGTCTTTTAACTCCTCGATAGCTTCGGCAAAAATCGGCAATCCCAATGGTGCATTAATATCCACGTTATTCGCTTGCGGCGTCCGCAGTACTCCGTACAGAGGCCCGTCCAGCTTCTCTCCATTTGCCTTGAGAATCGGCGGCGTATCTGCCATAAGGTCAGCCCATTTGGTCTGTTTAAGGTCAATCTTATCGCCGATTGACTGAGGGGATTTTGACACATAGGCTCTATTAGAAACGTAGTACGGATAGGTCGTCACGCCATCCACGGTAGTCTCAACAAATCTATGATATTCAAGCCGTGTATAGTATTTCCGTCCAACAGTATAAGAATCCTTGAATATGATTCCCTTAATTTCCTGATTATCATAGTCCACGATCATCACATCTGCCGGAGTAAATACGTCAATGCTTTCACCATTTGGCTTAATAAATACTGTTCCATAAGCACAGCCATATTCTACCCAGTGACGGATTTGAAAATATACCTTGTCGATCTGTTCCTGTAGCCACGTAGCCCTTGCAGAACCGTCTATCTGAATGCCGATCGCCAGCGTTGCGAGCCGAGCTGTTTCTGAGCAGACAGATTTAGCAAAATTGATCGTCTTGATATTATTCTTATCATCCAGCCATTCCGGCGCACCTCTGTAAATGTTCGCGCACCGGTTAATCAGCGATTCCATCTCTGGAAATTCTGCTGCCTGAATGTTGAAGTCCTCTTCGGCTTGTTTTTTGAATATCATATTAAACCACCTTTTTAGTGTTGTTATAAGTCCCATTTAGTCACCATTTTTCTTTTAGCTGATTTATTGGTGTTCCGGCAACTCCGGCACTCTCTCCGCTATCTGTTGCTTTGAAAAATGCATTCGGAATCTGCGGATACATAAATTCAAACATGAGATAATTTGCTGCATCGCAAAGATATTCCGTGTTTCCAGTTTCTTTATATTTTTTAATGCACATATCATGTGATTCAAGTGCATCTACTAATTTCATTCCAAAGTTGTCTGCTGCTGTGCCATATTTATAAAAGCTGACTTCCACTCGATTCTGTCGTAATTTGTCAAATCTGTCCGAATACTCTTTCGGTAGTTCTATTCCTATTTTACTCATTATGCACTGTTCCCCCTTCTGGTCCACATTGACTCTGTGGCATATCTGGTCGCATCTATAAAGTGATTATCTTTGTCGGGATAACCGCTTATAATGTTTCCGTCCTTGTCTCTCTCGTATTCGTACTTCTTGAACTCTTTTAAGGCTTTTGGTGTTCTAGCAGGGTCAAACACTAATTTTCTTTTTTGCAACCACTTCATTGAGTATTCAACGCTGCCAGGTCCCTTGATTGCTCCTCTTGCTGGAAGTCCTGCGTCCCTGTAATCATTTACAGATTTATTCTCAGCACTGTCACAAGTGATCACATAGTCATCATAACCACGCTTCTTGATTTCGGCAGCAGTCCAGTCATTTGACTTTTTGTTTTCGCCAATTTCATCAAGAAAATAAATTGTCTCTCTTGCATGGTCATAATAGAGCCGCGCAAATGCATAAGGATCTGGGAACCATCCCCAGTCAACACCCTGATAGATTCTATCAAAGTGACTAATTTCTTCGTCCGTGATAGTTCTTTCTTCGATATATTCAAAGATATTTCCACCATTTCCGTTGGCGTGCCCTAAATACTCGTTGTCATAAGCGTCTGGATTTACTTCTTTTAGATGTTCAGCATCTGCAAGGAATATATCTCCGAGCCATTCCTGCTCAATGTCAAGATCAAGATATGTACTATGTACAACTAGTGCGCTATCGTCCTTTTCTTCTGCTTCTGCCGTATATTCATTTGCCCAGTTATTCTTGCTTCTCGGTGGGTTGAATGATTTAAACTTGTACGCTTCGTTACCACCACGAATCGCAGACTGCTGAATATTTCGTATTTCTTCTGGACCGGCAAATTGATCAAGTTCCTCGAACCAGACAATGCCGATATAACCAAACTCCGGCTTGATGGACTTAATCTTTAACGGATCATCAGCGCCACGAAAGTATATCTTCTGCCCAGTAGGCTTATATGTAATCTCTATGGGAGATACTTTACAGGTAAATTCCTCATTTAGATCTAATTTATCAATCGCCCATTTCATCTGAGCGTAAACAGAATCTTTGATAGTATTTCCGACTTTTCGCAGAATCAGAGCGTGCATGTTCGAATTATTCTTCAGTAATTCCGGTATGATTAGAGATATAGTGGAGGACTTCATGGATCCACGCCCACCAGGAAGAATGTATTCGCTATGTTTCTTTTTCCGGATATCTCTAATCATTTTATGAAATACGTCTGGGACAATATCCAGATCAATATGATATTCACTTTGTAATCTGGCTTTTTCTTCTGCTTTCCGCTGCTCTTCTCTGGCTTCTTTAATAGCAAGTGTCTTTTCCAGATCATTCATAGATTTCAGCTGATCGGAGAAGTCCGGAGCAAATCCGAATGAATCAGTCAGCTCACCTCTTGCGATCATGGAACGACGTTGCTGAATTTCTGCCAGAGACATGATATCGGTACATTTTTGTTTCTCGATTTTAGCCTGCTTTTCGGCTATATAAGATAAAACCTTATCATTTCTTATCGATCTATAGCCTTCCACTTCATAATTTTTATATCCAGCTTTCCTTGCGGCATCAGATGCATTCCCGCCATTTTTTATATATTCATCTGCAAACGCTTTCTGTTTAGGCGTCAAGTCCATCTAATCACCTCTATCTATTTCCATTCTTGGCACGCCTCCCATATTTCTTTTAAGCACATGACTACATCATACTGGGATGCAGTTCGTAATATTTCATAATCACAATCTTTCCATTCTTTTCTTTTGGTCAAATGAAGTGTGGGCGTTGAGATTATGGTAAGAGTAATTAATCTTTCCTGTTCTTTACTGTAAAATTGTGACGTTCCAATTTTTATAATTAATCCGGTGGATAATATAGCTTTTTGAAGTTTTCTTGTAACTGCTTTTAAGTTCGCCATATCATCACCTCAATTCAAAAACCCCTAGCATAGTTATAGTTATATATACTATAATACCATACTAGGGCGTACATAGCTCTCTACCACTTTTATAAATTTTTAAGTTTTTTAAAGTCTGCCAATCAATTTGGCCAGATGATAGTATTCCGCCATGACCTTGCGTTTGTAGCCATAAAAGTCATTCTCCGTTGCAGGAACCGTTCTGATCTTCTCCATCGTTCGATAGCCGATACTGTTCACAATGCTGTCATAGATTTGTGATTCGATGCCGGGCGCATATTTGATAGATACCTGTAACAGATTATATTTATCGCTCTCACTAAGATTCCGCAAGTGACTTTGTAATGTCGGTATATCATCCGGCGGCACTCCGTAGTCAATCAGTGTTGCCTTTCTCAGTTTCATTTATTTCACCTTCTTCATTCAAGCTCCAGTCACATGGTATGCCTTGAAAACATTCTGGACAGTATTCGTAGAATCCGCAGCCTTTGCAATCCGCTGGCTGTCCAGTACAATATTGCTGTAGTACGTGGTATGCTGATATAGCAAGGTTTGGCGTTATGTCTGGTGTAGGTTTGTTATTCATTTCTTCATCTCCTCCAGTTTCTTTACCGTTTTCCTGTAATCTCTGTTTGCAGACCGAAACATCATCAGAAGTATTTCAGATACAGGCCTCGCTCTGTTGGCTCGTTTGGCTTTCTTGGCACATATAAGTTCGTTTCCTTCTGGGACATATATTCCTACATGATACGGGATTTTCAAAAATACTGTTGCAGCTAATTCCCCTGGCATAACCAAATAATTGTAATCTCCAATGAAATTCAATCCATGGCCAGATTTGAAATCTTCAATAGATGACTTGATTTCATAGCAATAGCAATCACCTTTTTCTATCCCGGAAACACTATTGTTCACTGGAACAAATTTCATATAGTCCACTCTAACTGCATGGTTTGTAGAATAATCAAACGTCACCTCTTTTGCCCAGTAGATACGAGGATCGTTGTTCGGATTGATTTTCTTTTCAATCATGGTTGATAATTCTGCCGTAATCTCAGGCCTTGTCATTCTTCATCTCCTCCAACTTCTTCTCAGCTTCTTCACGGGTGAGAAATAATGATTCACCGATTTTATCTATATCCGACAACTCAAATACGCACTTGTCGATTGTACATGGTGTCTTATTTGGAATACCTAAGATGTAATATACTTCTGTTCCAACCTTACACGGCAATCTCACAAGCAATCCCTGTTCTTCTAAGTCTTCATAAACAGCAAGTTTCGTAAGAATTTTATCCGCAAACGGTTTTAATAATCCATCCGTAATTTCTTCTTTTGCAACTCCTGTACCATCAACATTTCTTTCTCTTTCTGTTAATCTCTCCATCTACTTCACCTCTTTCATCTGACTTTCTACAGTATCTGCAAGCAACTTTAAGGACTTAATAAGCGAGTCAATCAATGTTCTGTCTGGGTTTTTAACAAATATTCTAGCAAGTCTTATAGCCTCTTTGAGCTCCTTCTCATATTCAATTACGTCTGATGCTTTTACTAATTCATATCCCGGTGCAAGGTCGGCATTTCTTGTTAGTTCTTTATTGCCATAGAACTTTAATATATCCGGGATCTGCTGCTCTTCAAAGGGATATGGATACGCTTCTTTTCCGCCGTACCATCTATATCCCTGTTTCTTTGCTACTTTCAGAATATTTTCATACTCTTCATACGTTCTGATTAATACGCATTTATTCGCTAAATCAATCATCTACTTCACCTCCTGCAATCTCATCAATGCACTGATTCCAACCCTCCACAAATCCTGCATCAAATGTATTAGCCGGATAATTTCCATTGTCTTTCTCTGGCAAGTCCATAAGCGGACACCAATCAGGTCTTGATTTGCTTTCGTAATCATAATGTTCTTCTGTCATCAGAATTACATCATAATCTAAACAATCGGCTAATTCACAGTATCCCTCATATTCAAGTTCGCCGCAGTATGAAGTTCCGAACGGGCAATCATAGCAATTCTCTGGTGTATCTATTACTAATACTGATTTACTCATCTGATTCCTCCTGTAGCAATTCTGGATTGTCGAAAATGTTTCCAACTAGCATAGTGTCTACCATGTCAATCCAATACCCTAAATCTTTTCTAAGACATTTGTCATCCGACCAATCTACATAGAATCCGACATGTTCCGCTTTCTGAGAATCAAAACAATTTTGATAGCATCCATATTTGATTGGAGCATAGATTTCTCCGAAATGATATTTGATAATATCATTTTCCCAAATTTTCTGCCCGTTCTTGTCGGTCAGACCTGTGAACTGGCAGAGGGTTTCTGAGTCAATTTCCGCATATTCCCACACTTTATAACTATCAGCGTGGAAGATTAAATGTTCTTCATTGCCTAAAAGGTCATATCTTTTCTGATAACATCCATCGACCCATTTTCCATCATCTTTCCGCTTTGCCTTGAAAAGAATTTCTCTCATATCACACCTCTTTCGGTTTTTCACACCGCTCAAACTCAATCACCCAGACCCACGGGTTCGCATCCCAGCCGTAACTGTCAAGATTAGATTTCTTGATGGTGGAATCCCATACATCAGGAAAACCAAGTGCTGTTGATGTATAATCGAAACATCCCTCTGCTTCTGCATCATCGTCTGTCATATCCTGTAACCGCTCCACTCTTACGTTCGTAACATTCAACCAGATTCTCGCTGCTTTTTTCGGCATGTGGATGGATGGTTTCCACGGCTCTTCTGCGTCTTCAGAATTTGCAATGCTAGCCTTATATCCATAGTGTTCTTCCAGATGGCATCCTTCACCTTTTCCAACCCGCTTTGTATATCTGTGCCAAGTCTCACGAACATACAGGATATCTTCCGGCTGATATGGCGATCTTCTTTCCGGCTCCAACGGATAACCACATCTTGCACAGTATACATTTTCTGCCATCTCGTTGTATATGTACTCATTATGCACATACTTGCAATGTGGGCATTCTTCCCACTGTGGCTTTACCACTCGCCGAGTGCAGCTCTTTCTTCCGTCCATGATTGCTTGCACCATCTCGGTATTAAATAAAATAGGCTTAATTACCATTTACTCCACCGCCTTTCACGATTTCGATTGCTAAAGCTATCGTCTGTTCTTTTTCAATGTATTTCAGTCTTTGCGTGCTGTCATTAGTTCCCAAACATAGTTTAAATGCTCTCTTCTTTTCTTCTTCTAACCGCTCCACAACCTTATCCACATCAAAAGCTGTCGGCTGTTCGTCAATCTTTTCAAGAATCTCTAAATCATCAGAATATGCACAATGTATTACATGTTTCAACTTATCTGCATCTATCAGTCTACTCATCTGATTCCTCCCTGTGCTTACATTTTAGGTCCTCTAAAAATTACTATCATTGACGGAAACGGTGCGCTATTCTTACTGTCTCCGAATTTTAACCTTCCTCTTAAAAATCTAATCTCAGATCTGTGATATACAAAATCTTGAAACCACTTCGTGTCTGTCCTTGCCGGAACTAGTAAAACAACGAGCGTATTCTCTTTATGTCCTTCCTGATAGCTTTTTTCAACCCATTGATATATTTCTCTTCCGTAGGGTGGGTTGCAAAATACTCGCATTCCTCCCCAATCCTGTATAAGACCATTTTCATTTTTAGTAAAAAATTTCTCGCATTTATGGTTTTTTGCGTCCGCACATGGGTCTAGTGTGAAATCAAACTCTTTGTTTAATTCATCGAAAATATATTTAGGTGTAGCCCATTGATCGGAATTGCTGCTAAACAAACTTTTTTCCATTTTGCCCTCTTATTCCTCCCCACACTCCCAACAACCGCATCCTCTCATACAGTACAGCGACGGTCTTGCGTCTGTATCCGTAGAAGTCTTTTGGATTCATCGGGATATATCTTTCTTTGCTGATTTTCCTGTAACTTTTCCGGTGCAAGATATTCTCAATAACCATATCCGCTATCACCGTGTTTTTCGGGCAAGCTGACAATGCAGCACCGGAAAGCAGGTATCCGTACTCTGCCGGGAAGTCTTTCAGCATCGTATTCAGTTTTTCAATATCCTCTTCCGGAATACCGTAGTCCTTCAGCTTTTTATTCCTTGTCAGCATACCGTTCTCCTTTCTATTCGTCTGGGTGGTGCTTGTCGTACATGATCGCTACACATACAAGTCCGGTCACGCCGACTATGATTCCAAGGGTGAATCCTAATAAGAATGTAATCATACAACCACCTCACTATCCGCTGGCATCTGAAAGACCATTTTATTCGTAAGTGCTTTACCAATAGCTTCAGCTAAAAGTTCATTCTCTTTTGATGCTGATGCTTCTGCGAACATCTTTCCGATATTCGGAACTACCATTGGAATTAACGCCGCATCTGCATAGGCTTCCTGAATCATATCCAGTACTTTCATAGCTTTTGCTTTGTTAGAATAATGACCCAATAAAATATATTCGTCTTCTCCTGGATTCATCTGGCTCCAACAAATGATTTCTTTACCATTGATATTGTTGATGTTTATAACAATATTCTCAAACTTTACCAGAGACATCTTATTCTGACTTCTGATTAACATTTTGCGTCCTCCTTATCGTTCACTCTTTTATTCCATGCTTCTATTGCATATTCGGGATTGTTATAATGTCCTGTACCGCAAAGACAGTTACCGCATTTTACAAGATACTGAGCATTACCTAAATATCCCATTTCATCATCGGTAAAAATTCGCGCCTCTTCTCCGCAAAACGGACAAGGTTTTAATTTATCCATTTTTCATCCTCACTTTCTTATATAATTCAAAATATTCTTCCCATGTTTCTGGCAGTTTGATACAATCTGGCTCATAAGGTTTTGGATATACTGTATATCCGCACTTCGTACATTTAATTTGTGGTGGAAAGTCCCTGCTCCATTCCATGTTTCCGCCACATTTTCTGCAACGGATGTATCTCTCTACTTTCTTTGGTTTCGTTTTGAAGAATGAAGTGTAATTATTATTTTTCATTTCCATCCTCACTTTCCCCATGTAAGTAACTGACACGCTATTGTGCAGTCCTCCATGATTTCTTAACCAAATGCTACCTGTCCGTTATTCTGCATGTCTTTTTATTTCTCCTGAAAAGCTTAATTCAATTCCCAGTTCTTCCTTGATAGCCTGCACATAATCAATCCATTCAGCCAAGCCCTGGTCGATATAGTCCGAAGCTTTGTCCATGCCTGCCATGAACTTCTGGCATCTTTTCTGACCGAATCCAAATTCATCATGCAGGACAGCTATCGCCATGATCACGCAGCATTCAGATACAAGCTGTTTGATCTTCTCAGATGCTTTGTCCAGATCCTTTCTTGCCAGGGAAGTATGTATTCCTGTTACTCCCCTGAATCTGCATTCCTTTTCGAGGGCTTCAAGACCGCCCTCTCTGGTGATTCGTCTAGCAAGGTCAAGACCATCTTCCCTGCCGCGTTCATATTCACGCATTTTGTTCATTTCTTCACCTTTCCGAACCCGTATCCTGTCGGAGCATAGGCTCTATCAGTACTTGGGTGTGCTGTTTTAAGCAACCCATCATCAATAAGCTGGTTCAAATGTCTCCAGATGGTGGCTCTGCTTGCATCTACCTTCTCACAAATCTCGCTGACCGATGGTGCGTATCCAACAAGTTTAAAGTAGCTTACTACATATATGTAGATTTCTTTTCTAAGAGCCTGTCCCTGTTCGTATCTATTCTTTGTGTTGTACGGCATTTTGATTCTCCTTTTCCAATTCTTTTGCCTTATTAAACATCTTGGAAAGATAATTCGAATAAGCAACAAGCATGTGATCTACAAATCCATTTTTGTTATATTTTTCAGATACAACATGGATCTGTTCAACTACCTGCTGCCAGTATTCATCTTTTGCCTCAATTCCGGCAGTCTGGAGGACCAGTGCCGGAAAGTCAATCTGTAAAAACTTTATGGTGTTCGGTATCTGCTCATGCGTCACTCTCATACTTACGCACCTTCTTCTACCTCAAAACTCTGTTCAAGAAGTCGCTCGTTATCCTTGCTAAACGCCTTTATATAGCTCTGTTTTATCGGTCTGATAAAATGTATGCCGTTAGCTGATTTAGCCCGGGAAACAGCCACATAGAACTGTCCAGGATCCCAACAGCAAGGGTCAATGTTGATTTTTTCAAATGTCTGTCCCTGTGATTTATGAATGCTGATTGCCCAGGCAAGTTTTACCGGGAACTGAGAGAAAGAGCCTACTTTCTTACGGACAATCTTCTCTTTCACGATCTTCCGACCATCCTTTTCTTGTTCGGATTCCTCAATAACCTGTTTCTCAATGTCTTTATTGTATCTATATAAGCTAACTGTTTTGCCCTTATCAGTTTTGATAACCAGATAAGATTCTTCAAATTCTCCGTTTTCCACAATTTTCTGAATGATGCCAATCGTTCCATTAACGTAGTTTCCAGACAAATCATTGACTGTAATCATCACTTTTGCACCGATGTTAAGAATTAAGTCCTCTCTGGCAAATGCAATGTTCTTAATATCGGCAGATGTTAGCTCGCCGTCAACTGCTGCATGAAACACTTTTTCGGTCTTTTTATCCAACTTGCCAAGGAAAGTATTGTTAATTCTGTCAGCTTCTGCATTAGTGCCAACCAAGAACGGCGCTTCCGGTATAACTTTGTCTGATTCGTTGTTCTCCAGATATGCAATGGATTTTCTAATATTGTTGCCATATTTAATATCATTCAGCACATACTTAAATCCCTCATCATTCTGCCTGCATACCTCATCAAGTTTGATATATTCAAATCCCATTTCTTTCCAGTATTCAGACATGAAAGCATATCCATGTTCATACTTTCCACCCTTTCCATAATCAGATCCATACATCCGACAGAGAATTTTTCGATCGTCTGTCGTAATAACTGGCGGAAGCTGGTAGAAATCACCTATCACGATTAACTGAATGTCTTCTTTGTCCTCTCCGATCAGAAGTCTGTCAACTGCTCTCTCTTCATTCTCCGTGATGATCGTCTTTGCAATCATATTGAACAAATCGAACCGGCACATGCTGATTTCATCAATGATAAGAACATCTGCTTCTTTCAGAAGTTCAGCTCTGGATTTCACCTTTTTCTTATAGTCCTCAAATTTAATTGAAATATTCAATGCTCGGTGTACGGTAGTTGCCCCATATCCGATATTATCCGCTGCAATTCCAGTAGTGGCGGATACCAGAATATTTTTACCAGCTTTTTCCGCCTCATCGATGAACGTTTGGATAACCGTTGTCTTGCCTGTTCCTGCGTCACCTGTCAGAAAAACATTACTGCCAGACAGCATTGTATCTAATGCATATCTTTGCTTTTTATTGAGATCGTCTTTTTTCATTTTGTAACCACTCCTTGTAATAATTATGTTAACTGAATATTTTTGCAATATTCAGTTAATTTTGTTATAATAAATCTAATTGCATATACTTTTTAATTTTGTAACCCGTGTGTAACCGGCTTTTTTAATCCACTGGTTACGCCACAAACCCTTATTTTATGTGGGCTTCAGAGGTGTGTAACCGTGTAACCAATGTAACCAAGGTTTTTATATAGGAGAATCACTAGAGTATATGTTTTTTATACACTCTCAAACTTTCTCCTATAGGATGTTTTTTTTCGTGTTACAACGGTTACATGGTTACAAATTACGAAAACGGAACATTTGTTTCGGCATCAGCTGGCAGAAAACCAGTTTCAATAACCTCATTTTCTTGCTCGTTTTCAAGACTTTTTATATCAACAATCTTTACCGCAATAAGCCTCATTACACTTCCACCGTCTCTTTTTAGTACCGTATCTCTTTTTCCTGTGTGCTTGATTAACTCTCGATTAATCGCCCAGGCCGAAAAGGCTTTTCTGGAGAATCCATTGTTCTTCAAAAGGTTTTCAAGAGGTTTCGGATAAAAATATACATATACATCTCCATATTCATCTGGCGTTTCCTTGAATCCCCACTGATCACAGCTAAATTGCGCATCAAAGTGCTGTCCGTACACTGAGAGACTTTCAAGAATGAATTCATAGCATCTCTGACCTTCTGATACATCTTTCTTGCGTGTAGGTATGTCTACAACGTCCTCGACCGTCAGCTCACGTCCATCCTTAAATATGAAATCTGTAGCTAATTTGTCAGCCAGCAGAAGTGTAGATATTGCCATTACCTGCTTTGCTGGAAAGTCATATCCGTCAAAACCTTTCTCAATTTCGGCTTTCATTTCTTTCAGATCATCCGATGTGAACTGTTTGAGATTTCCAACGAACACTCTTCCAGCAAAGCCGTAGTTCTTCACGACAATGCCGTTAATCTCTGCTGGATTCTCGTAAATATCCTCACAACATTCAATTTCAATAATTCTGTTGATAGCTCCGCCGGAATCTGCAAATTCCGAAATAGGGTTCTCACCGTTGCAAATAGTCACATTACTCCATGTATTTTCCTTAGCTGCTCCGAGGTCCTTATTTGAACGTGCTTTTCCTTTGCCAGAACAGAGATTGTAAATCAATGTTTCGTAGTTATCCCGGATATACTGAGAAGCATTCTTCGAGTCGTCCAGAATCATCGGAAAGTTATTGAGCATATCTGCCCTTGTCTCCAATGATGTATCTGTTGAACGAAAATTCCCAACGTAGGCTCCCGGTGCCGGATTCCCCCAAACCGATGCCGCTATATTGATTGTTACCGTCTTTCCGCCTCCTGTCTGCCCATAGAAATCTACGATGAACGGTAGCGCATCAAGCGGCTGTATAAGAACACTCGCAAAAGATGCTGCCAGTGCTATTCGCGGTTCCAATCGTCCACATGATCGTAGCTGCTTAGCCAGAGTCACCCACTTGAAGTAGTCTCCACTTTCCTGTATACTTTGGAATAGCGTTTTAAAGCGGTATTCACCGTCAAAAACGATTGAAAGGTCGTAAGGGACAAATGTATTACCATGCCACCCCAGTTTGCTTGTAGAGTGCTGTATGTCGATCATATCGGCATTGTACATTTCAACATCCGCCAGATACTTTACGAGAAGCCTTGCATTCTCTGAGTTGACCTGCACCCCGAACCTTGCAAGATTAGTTATTGCCCTGGAAGTCACAATGTCAATTTTTGGAACAGTTATTTCTGTCCAATATCCATCCCTTTTAAAAGCCACCGTGATCTGTTCCTCTCCTGTCTCGATGTTTTTTAGACGACGTATCGGCATGATCGGGTGGTGACATACAAGTTCTCTTGCCTTAGATGTTTCAGAGGAAAATATTCCGTTCTCTGTAGCTATCCAGCTACCACAAGCCATGTTAGGATATTCCTTATCAACAGAATCAGGATAAAAGTTTGTGATGTTTTCAACTAACTGCATAGAACGATTTACTTTTTCTTCTTTTTCCTTTTCCTGTTCTGCTTTCTGGAATTCCTTTATGAACTCTTCTGCTATATGCTTCGCTTTCACACTTTTTGCCCGGTCCATCAGCTTAAACTTGATTTCTGAGCGGTCAATTTTACTTTTTACTGAAAAAAGCTCTTCATACAACTGCTTTTCCATAAAGTCTTGTGCCTGTAAGTTTTCAATATTTTCAAGAATTTTTCTCACCTCCTGACTTAGCTGATAACATTTCGTATCTGCTTTTTTCTTTCTCAAGATTAAACTGGCACATATACCACTCTTCTGAATCAGGAGGGAACGTTTTTAGTGCTGTTTCGTACATAAGTATGTTCTTTTCTACCTGCTCAATCTCATTAGGATCCTGAACAGGGTTGTGTTTTTTTGATTTAATATCTCGCATTTCATGTCTGATCTGGTTGCGGCTTTTACCTTTTTTTGATATATAAGTGCCACCCAGCTCAATAAACGCCGTACTAAAAGGGACGGATTCGTATTGCATCACAAAATCAAACACATCACCGCCAGTTCCACAGCCGAAACAGTAAAAGGAATCATCGTAGATTTTGCAGGACGCTGACTTTTCCTTGTGAAAAGGGCAACATATAAATCCTGCTCTATTCGGCCTTAGCCCGTACCTGGAGAGAATTTCTGGCATTTTTACTGACTGTTTGATTTCTCCCTTAGTCATGACAGCAGCTCCACGATCCGCCGCCCAGTTTCTTCTTTCGTGCAGAATTCAAATCGGACTCCGTATCTATCTCTGATTGTGCAGAGAGATTTATACAACTGGCAGCCATCAACAGCCTTGTCAGAGATTACAGTCTTTACTTTTTTGCCGTTTATCGTCCTCCAGATAACTTTGCGTTTCCTTGGGTTCTCCCAAAAATACACATCGCCAACTGATTTAATATCTGGTCCATGCTCACATAGGATAATCAGCTGAATACCGGCTTCACGTGCCCTGATAAGTTCTGCCTTGAATCTTTCATGTTGTTGACAGACATTTCCACAAAGCTCTTGTAAATCCTTCTTACGGTCAATACAGAGCTTTGCGTTGTCAAGCGACTGATAATCTCCACAATATAACTTTGATCTGAAATACTGTACTCCAATGTCATCAAACTGTTTTTGAATCCGTTCCCATTCCTTTTTGTGTTCTCTTGTGTCCGCTTGTATAACCATTAAAAACACATCCTTTTAATTGAACGGAAGGACATCATCTGCCACGCTGTCTGGAATACTCATGAAGTCCGTACCTGACGGATTTGCTCCCATGATAGCTTCTTCTTTCAGATGATCGTCATAGGCTTTTGTGGTACGCTCTTCTGGGATATCTGCATCCTTAATTCCCTCAATACTTCGGAACCATGCAAGCTTGTGACGTTTTACTTCTTTGTTATCGTACCAGTCTTTTTCAAGACGGAAGATTCCACCGATCAGCTTTCCTTTAAACTGCTGCCCGAAGTTATCGCCCCACTTAACGGCAAATCCCGGATTTGATTTTTCTACGCATGTGATAAATGTTTTAAGGTTACGGACACCATAATCTACACCCTCATCAATAACCATGTAATTAGTACCTGCATTCGGATATTTCTTGTCTGGACGGATATCGTTCTCAAACTGTTTCATGAAATAGCCGGCCTGTTCGTCTCCTTCTGCGAAATCAAACAAGATAACGAGCATATCGAGTCCACCCTGTGTTTTTTTCTCTGATATCTGCTTAATTACCATCTTATGACCACCAAGCTTAATTGGTTCAAATTCTCCTGCTGCCTGTGTAGTATCATACGCTGTTGGTTTATTCATCTTTATTCTCTCCTTTTCCTAATTCGTAGTAATCTCTAATAACCTTGTCAACTTCTGCAAGGTCGTTATCAATAGTTAAGCTGTCAAACATCCCGATCGGGGACTTGCTTACTGCTCCCTGACTGGACTGGGTGACAAATAAATGTTTTCCACTCTCTTCGATGCAGCGAAGAACGATAGTAAACATGCCCTCGATGCAAACTTTTTCGTCCAGAAGCTTACCAATTGTCTTAGGTTTTACTTCCCCTGAATCATCTTTTTCCTCATGCATCATAAGGTAAACAATTTTATTCTGCGGTACTTTTGTTACAATGAACTGGATAAGATTCCAGAAATAGTCTCCAATATCATTGTACAGAGCGAACACTGCATTGCCTTTTCCAGCAGAAGCGTGTCCCTTCATGAAATGATTTGTGATAAGATATCCTGCATCATCAATTACGATAGACTCTGCTTTTGATGCAATCAGGCACTTCATTACCTGCTGGTAATCGTCTGTAAACCATCCGTTAATCTTTCCTTTAAACGGAAGCGGTTTATTCAATACTCTAATAAGATTCCAATGTTCATTCTGGCAGTTTCTAAGACTGGTGCTCTTGCCAGAACCAGATTTTCCAATAATTAATACGGGTGTTGCCATTACTATTCCTCCTTGTCATAAACCACATGCTTGCTGCCCTCAACAATCAGCAAACTCGCGATATCCTTCATAGAAATGGTTGATTCGTTATAGATTTCAACCAGTGCGTTGTATGCTTCTGGCGAAACTTTCACGACCGGGTTGTCCTTATCAGTTGCTGGCTGTTTCTTTCTTGCCGGAATACGGATTTCAAATTCACTCATTCGTTTCCTCCTTATACGATTTCTGAGCCGTTAAAAGCCCGTTCAGAGCCTGTACGTAGCTCGCCAATGTTCTTGCCTTGTATGATTCTTCAATGGGGTTATCTGGGACTGTGGCAAGCTGTATATCAATCAGTCTCAGGACCTCATTAATCCTCTCGTCCATGTTCACACCGCCTTGAAAAAGCAGTATAGGTTGTCTGAAGCATCCCCGGACTTCTCTCCATCAATATCTTCGGCTTTATGGTACTCCACATGGTCCAAAGACATGTCACAGTTTTCATAGTCCAGAACGTAATCACCTCTGGATTGAAGTTCTCTGAGCAGTTCATTGATACATCCTGCTATCTCCAGACTGGGAAGAAGCTTCATAATCGCTATCTGCTTACTCATTTGGACACTTCCCATCTATCAGAAGTTCCAACAAGAAAGCTTTGATTATTCTGAGACTTTCACGACTTTCTTTCTCGTAAAATGGGTTAAAAGATACGTTTTGGTACAAATCCCATTTAAATTTGTCTTTGGGAAGGCAAATATCTTCCTGCCTTTTGAGTCCAAATACGCTCATGCCATAAAATGAATAGTTGAATGTGGCACTTGCTGTCGGAACTTCATTATGAACTCTTTTGCAGAGTTCGTAAATTTCATCAATCTCTTTCTCGAACATTTTCTTATCCTCCTTATTTCCTACTGCCAGTCTGCTTTCATCTGGCGCACTGCCCATGCTGCCGAGATACCGAAAAAGATGTTTAACCAGATAGGTACATCCACATATTTCCCGGCAAGCATGCAAACAGCAATTAGCATATATTCTTTCATTTCATTTCTCCCAGAATCCACGCAAGGTTGCTCGCTACCAGTGCGGCGGCTGTTACAATCCATGCTGTGAACCATCTTTTTGACTTCTTCTTGCTTTCTTCGACAATTTCAGTCGCAAGTGCTACTTCGATGTCAGCCCATGTTGGCTGATTTTCGTTTCTAATTTCGCTCATATCGTGCTAATTTCTCCTTATTTTTTCTTATTTGTCTTTACAATTAGCAGATAGAGAACTATAATGTATCTATCCACTAAGGTGTTTTAGTGGTGCAAAGCTCCGGGGCGGAGGTCCAATCTCCCTCCGGGGCACTCACTTATTAAGAGCAGCCTTACCTTTCCAGACATGTCCAGTCACTTCATAGACTTTCCTAGGGCTTATGATGTATGTAATTCGTCCACCGGAAAGGCTTTTTGCTGGCTTGTTATTCTGCACAGCCACGCCAATCGGCAACCATCCATACACAATCCCTGCCCGGATTGCTGTAATAGGAAGTCCGATCAGTTGACTCGCGTCGGCTACAGTCATATTCTCTGACGAGAACTCTGGCATCTGTGGAATGCCTGATATGATTCTCGCAACCTCTGCAGCGAACTGATGGACTTCTGCATTTTCTTTGATGTAAGTATCAACCTCGCTCATTTCATACTCCTTTCTTATTTTTTTTAGAAAAATCTTTCGTCTTCCCATCAACCTATTGTATTTCCTTTCCCCTCTACCTATAATGCATTTACAGGCACCGACATGCTGAGTATAACGAAAGGGGAATTATATGGTTGAAACACTCACTCGACTGTATCACTGCCACAAGATTCACAAGCATGTGACTGTTTATGAAGAGTATGAGGTTTCTGGTAACAGTCGCCGCCTACTGCGGTGCTCATGTCCATATCATCAATACACGGAAATGAAGCCGCGCTGTGATGGGTATAATGACCATGGTTTTCAATGTGGTTATGCAAAAAATCAATAACCAGGCTCACTAACTCATCTGGTCGCTCACTTGGCGATAGGTAACAGTAAAGCCGTAGGTCGCATTTGCAACAGTCTCCACCAGATTCTTTGCAGCGTTGGCTGACGGCTTTGTTAAATTGTAATGCGTCCATTGTTTTCACCTCCCTACCTTGACTTTTTATATTTGTTCTCCTATCCTGTAAGTACAGGCACTGGCATGCTGAGTATTGAGGAAAGGAGGACACTACTATGTTTGACAATTTTGGATTAAGCCACTGTGAACTTGCTAAGATTCGTACTGTGAATCCTGAATTGGCTGCACATAATATTGCTTCAGCTTATATCAAAGCGACTGCACAGGTTACCAAATTGCACAGTGAAGATGAAGCTATCGTTTCCGATGTGTTGTCATTATCCAGCCAATATATTCAAGCCTATAACTATGCTTATAATTTTGTCGTTCATGAAAATAAGATTATAAACGAGGCTGAATAGTATTTATTAAGGTGTCTGGACTCCGCTTATACATTTCTTCCATAACAGAGTCCAGATGCTTACGGGCAACTTTGCTTTCTTCGATTGTCAATTCTCCCATTGCCATTACGCAATTTTCTACTGCCTTGAGAATCTTTTCTTTATCATATCCAAGCATCTCTAAAGCATAGTCTGTAAGTCCTGCAACTGTTTTTTCTTTCATGTATTCTCACCTCCTTACGTTTCAATCAATCAGCTCCCTTCCGTTCTGGCAACCTTGGTTCAAGAAACTTATCGGTTCCAACAGATAATGCTCCACAAATTAATTCGTATTCATCGAAATCTAATTTGCGATTTCCATTGAGAGAAAGATTGAGCTTCTGAACAGGAATACCAGTTTTGTTGGCAACGAATGTCTGTGTTATGCCGTTATTCTCAAGGTATGACTTGATTTTCTTACCAACACACATTTTCAATTCTCCTTTCTATTTAAGTTTCGTTCTTATCGAACAATTACAGTATAACTTCGAAATGTTCGAATGTCAAGAATAAATTTCGAGAAAATCGAAATTATTTTATTGACAGTTCGAAATTTCTATATTATTATTAATCATGAAAGGAGGAAATCGATAATGACATTTGGCGAGAAAATCAAGCAAGCCAGAACAGCAAAGAAATTAACTCAGAAACAACTCGCAGAAAAAATCAATGTAAAACACAATTCAATTAGTGACTGGGAAAAAGATAAGTGCAAACCAGATATGGACACTATCGAACTTCTATGCGGCGCTCTGGAAGTAACACCGACATATCTCGTGGGTTCTAAAAGCGATGACGATTATGCAACCATAATTGGAAACCTTATGTCAGAACCTGACGTCTTAGACTTTATCGAGGAATATAAAGCACTCGATAAAGAAGATAAGAAAGCAATAAAACAAATAGTTTCATCATTAAACAAAAAGAGCAAGGGTTAATCCCCTTGCTTCTTTGATTTTAGATATTTGATAAGAATCGTATAGACAAATTTTAACTTGCCCTCATTATCACATTTTTTAACCATCTCAATAATTTCCTTCTTATAATCCATAAATAACCCTCCCTGTCGCAACTACCGCCTACACTACAGTATATGCCCGGTTTGTGGGAAATAGAACCGAACATTAGTTCGTTTTTTTTGCTATTATACCACCTATTCCGACTCTTGGCAACTGCCAATGATATACATGGATTTTCACCATTTCATACATAAACTTTGCAATCTCAAAGAAAATTATGCTTTCACAGAAGAAAAATGCGAAATTGCAGACTTTTTTACCACCGTTGTCTGCATGCGGATACTTCTGGACAGAATAGTTCTGGTATACCATATACGAATGAACTATCTGCATATCTTTCTGATTATTATTGAAAATTATCTTTTGTGGGGTATGTACAAGACTAAATACCTTATAGATCAGCAAGAGAAGTACAAAGCACTTAAAACATTTCTTTTTCATCTAAATCACTCTATTTCGTTCTAAAACTTTACAATGCGCTCTTAAAATGATAAAATAAAAATACCACATATAACCGTACTTTACATAACATTGCAAAATCAGCGGTACAAAATACATAATCCGCATAAAAAGTGCGAAACGTGGTGAAAACATATCGGGAGGGTGTTTATCATGAATGAAAAGAAAAAATATTGTAAGCACTGTGGAGAACTTATCGACGACGACTGCGTAGTGTGTCCTAAGTGCGGAAAGCAAGTAGAACAGTTGACTTCTAACAACAGAGACATCGTCATTAACAATTCTGCGTCTTCCTCTGCGTCCTCAGCGGCAAGTTCAGGTACGCCATATATAAGACGGAAAATGCCATGGTATTTAAGTTGGTTTTGGATTTTCATTTTAGGAATCTTCACTGGTGGAATTTATTGGATTGTAGGAATTGTAATGAGAGTCAATTGGAAATCGCATAATTAATAAAAACCACCCCGGCATTGGCGTACCGAGGTGGAGATTATACATCTCCGAAGAAATGTATGCTGGCAAAACATATTGTATCATCTTCGGAGCAGTCGAACAAGACAGAAAATTTGTTCGGCTGTTATTTTTATACCTAAAACAACCGTTTAAAGAAAAGAGGAATAAAAATGGCGAAGAAAAGAAAGAAATATCCAAAACTGCCGAATAACTTTGGCTCTATCCGGTACCTTGGCAAGAACCGGAGAAACTGCTTCGCAGTGCATCCGCCAGCTACACTGGGCGATAATGGTAAACTAAAACGTCCGCCGGCAATCTGCTATGTGGATGACTGGATAAAAGGCTTTACTGTCCTGACAGCATACAAAGCCGGCACGTATCAACCCGGCATGGAGCGGACTCTTGAGGTATCTCCTACAACCGACATAGATACTCTTATAAGCCGCTTAATTGCCGACTACAATACAATCAAGGGTGTCGAGGATAAACACCCGGAAATCAAGAAATTGACGTTCTCAGAGGTATATAAACAGTTTTATGCGTGGAAGTTCCCAGAGGGGACAAAACTGTCGTACAGCTCAAAGGAAGCATACCGGACAGCTTATACGAACTGTACTGTTCTGCACAATCGCATATTCGAAGATTTAAAGGCTCCTGATATGCAAAAGGTTATTGATGATTGTAAGCTGAAAAAGCAAAGCCAGATGGCTATTTTGACTCTGTTCAAGCAGATGTACAAATATGCAGTTTACTCAGAAATTGTAACGGAAAATAAGGCATTATATGTCCATGTCAACGCTGATAACGACACCGAACATGGAACGCCATTTTCTGATCAGGAACTACAAACTTTATGGGATAATGCCAACGATCCAGAAGTGCAGCTCATTCTTATTATGTGCTATTCTGGTTGGAGAATTGGTGAAGTGTTAAAACTTACGACCAACCTGGAAGAGAAATACTTCCAAGGTGGAATCAAAACAAAAGCCGGTAAAAACAGAATTGTTCCGATACATTCTGCCATATACCATTTTGCTGAACAGAAAGTGCTGGCACAAGATGGAAAACTATGTGTATATACTCAGCAACACCATAGAAAAGCATTGTTCTATCCTACACTGGAACGTTTGGGAATCGTCGGCAATCCGAAGCACACGCCACACGATTGTCGACATACCTTTTCTGCGCTGTGTGAAAAATACGGTGTCCGGGAGAATGACCGAAAGCGAATGCTCGGTCACTCTTTTGGTGGAGATGTTACAAACGCGGTATATGGACACAGGACGTTGGAAGAACTCCGAACAGAAATTGAAAAGATAAAAGTTCCATTTGTGACTAATTGTGACTAACGGAATCGTTTTTAATCTTTCTAAAACAACCGAAATATCATTATCGAAATGCCGGAAACCCTATTAAAATCAACGTTTTCAGCGATTTTGCAAGGATTTCCT